TGTATAACTTGTTATATTATAATGAGTAGTGGCAGTCTTTAATACTCCATCTACTCGAACTTGTATCTCATCAGAGCTGAAGGACTTAATAGAAAAAGCTTCTGAAGCACCCCCGCTCGCTGTGTATTGTTTAAAACTTGCCATAGTTACTTGGGTAATGATAGAACATCTTCGAGGCGAGTCTGGGTTGTCTGCTCTCTCTTCTTAATGCGTTTAATTTTTCTTAGCTTTTCCTCATCCATTAAGGTTTGTATCTTAGGATCCATCATAATAGATGCCCATGCTCTACGTCTAGCATCAAGGAAGATTTTATCAATTGCTAAGTTATGATAGAAGTCCATTCCTTCATAGTCGCCACGTTGTCCAGAGTCAATGATTCTATTCATCTCTGCTAACGAGGCTTGTACCTTAGGATTAGCTGCAAGCTTATCTAGCTTACGTTCTAAATTCTGGTCACCGATAGCTTTCTGGAACATAGAGCGTATCCGTGGACTATCTGTTAAATCATCTCCTAAAGGTGAGAAGTAGGTAGACATACGTAAGTCATAACCACTATCAAATAGAAGATTCCTACCAGGACCTTGATCTAAGTTTAAAGATATAGGACTAAATGCATTAAATGCTCTAGTCATAAAGTCGTGATCTTTAATAGGTCTACCATTTAATATATCATATTTGACAGGTAAATCATCACCAGCTATATGTTCACTAATAAGGTTCCTATTACGTAACGCTTGGTCTATACCGGTACCTAATTCACGTGTATGTGGAGTGAATAGTTTACCTAATTCATTCCTTAAACCAGCAAGAGGTACAGTATTATTTAATATACCAGCAGCAATTCTCTCAGCTTGTCCAGGTCTACCAGCAAATAAATCAACAAATTGTTGCATACCAGCAAGGTATGATTTACTTGATACACCTTGAGCTATAACAAGTGAAGTTTTAAGTAGTTCTTTTTCAGTCCATTCACTACCCATCAACATACTGTTATCACCTATATCAGATATAAGTGTAAGTATTTGGTTAAATGGTTCTAATGATTGATAGCCTACCCATAAACCTCCTAATTTAATATGCTGAGGTTTCCATCCAGCATCTAACCACATCTGTCTTTTCTGTCTATCAGCAGGTCCGTTACCTGTTATATTACCTTGCATCCAAGACCATGATGCCATGCTAATTATAGCACTACCCATAGTTAAGCGACCGACTTGTAATGCCTTAGCATTCATCAGTTCCTCAGCTGAGGTTATACCATACTTTCTTACAGCATCTAAATTATCAGGCTTAGCCCATGCTATATCATTCCATTCTTTAACTAAGAAGTTAAAACCAGGTGTATGTTTAGCAGTTAAAGTAAGACCATTAACACCAGTACGTGCAAATAAGAAGAAGGGTTTAGTCCATGGATTAGCCGTCATTACATCATTCAATCCCTTTGAAAGTCCATCTAAAGGTTGTGTTAATGTAACTTCTCTTTTTGCAAACTTAGTAGCTTCATCTAATATATTACCATCACCATCAAAGATTTGACCATAGAAATCTTGCTCATAAGCCTGCATTAATTCAGTCGTAATCTTAGGTGTCTTACCTCCATTAGCTTGTATATCTAATACATTACGCATAGCCTTCTCTCTCATCTTAGCTCTACCTAAGATATAACCAAAGGCATCATCAGTAGCAGCCATTAGCTTAGTAGAATATGTCAACCATCTATTGTTATTCATATTCCTAGCCATGTTAGCCATATTAAATGCAGCTTTATCTCCATCAGTAGCTCTGCCACTATCTTCATGCCAACGTCTTAGTAGTTCCCAGTTACTATCTTCTCTAGTATATTCTACATAACGTGATTTAATACTAGATATTTCACCAGTCCAATAAGAGTTTAATTTAGTTTTAAATAGAGTCCATGATTCAGGAACAGCTTGCATCATAGCATTCATTGATGCTAAACCAGCACGTATCGTAGCAGTATCCTTTGTCCAGGGGTAACGCATAGTAGCCCCTATTGTCGTTGAAAACGGTCTAAGGAAAGTTGCTGTACTTGTACCTAGAATAGCTCTTGCAGGGGTCTTAGGACCGCTTAGGATACTATGTACAAACACACCTTCTAGTTCTCTAATTAGAGCACCAGTTCTATCTGGACCATCAGGGGTAAGTCTACCACCCTTGATCATCTTTCTATTCCATGCATCATAGTCATCTAAATTATTAACAGTCTTCATTGAGGAGAACAATTCAAACAAAGCATTCATTATATTATTATCTGGCTCATCCTTAGCGATCTGGAGGATTGTCATAATAGATTCCCTCGTGTCAGCCATCTCTTGAGTCAGTTGTGATTCTAAGAATTCCCTTTGTTTACCAGCTCCAATCTCTCTAAAGTTCTGTGATTTAATAATTCTAGCTTTCTTTGTTTCAGTTAATGCAGTTAGAATTGTATCTACTATTTGTGCAGCAGGTCCGTCTATATCACCTAAGTCAGCAACATCTGCTAACTCTCTACCAGAGATACCTGTGTCTCTTATTTGATGTAATAGTGTACCTACAGTTAAATCAGCTACTACTATATTTCTACTAGTAAAAGTTTCAATAGTATCTATTGTTTCACCAGCAGCATTCACTACAGCATATGAGTCTTTAGCTTTGTATAGCTCGTCAAGGTATTCACTAGCTGTCATTTCAGCAGCATTTCTACCTTCAGTGATACGTTGGTGAGCTAATAAAGAATCACCAAATACTTCTACTAATGATTTTCTGTCTCTCTTAGCTGCTTCTACTTCTTTTAAGAATGACTCTTCAGTCATAAGGTTTCTCATGATAGCTTCAGCTGTAGCTTCACTTAAGTCACCTTCTCTTGCTATTCTTTCACGTTGGACAGGTGTTGTTACTGAACCCGTAGATCCTTCTTCTGCTCCCCATTCGTTACGTATTCTGTTGTTTGTTTCCCATGCCTCATAAGGAGTCTGTTCAGAGATATGAGCTCCTTGATGAGGATCAGATATAGATCTATTTTTATCTGCTCTTAACTTTTGATCTCCTCTACGAAGTTGAGCAACACCATTCTCTGTTGACTGTTTACTTACACTACTAGTTCTATTCTTAACTTGTTGTATAACTTTCTTTCCACCTTTACCGACAACCATAGCAACACCATCAAAGATAGTGCCTATTCCCATGCCTTCTGTGATGTTTTTTAATTTCATCATTACAGGATGGTCAGTATCTTTAGTTGATATAGGAGTATCTATGAAACCATATTGGTCTCTTAAAGTTCCAAGTGCGTTAGCTCCGTCTGACTCCTTAGAAATCAAATCAGATACAGCACCAACTCCAGCAGCTCGTACCCAACTATTAGCTGCTAGTGTACCTACTGTTGAGATACCTAATCTAGCGGCAGTTACTTTAGCTGTAGGTATAATAGCAGCAGCTAATGAACCGAAGTGTACAACACCTCTAGCTAATTTACCCCACCATGTTTTTGTTATTATAGGATTATCATAGTCAGTGAAGGGTGCCCAGTCAGGTCTATAACCTTCTGGTGTTTTCATCTCTCTAGCCATCTCTCCAGAGAACGCATCTATTGTACGTTCTGGAAAGGTGACTACAGAAGAGGCAGTATCTTGTAAACCACCTGATAAAATTGATTGTCCTTCTTTGACTAATGCTTTAAATCCCCACTTCTCTGCGTTCCGTGGATCGTCTTGTACAGCTGTAGCTTGTGTTTCAGTAGCTTCTACTTCTTGTTTGTCTACTGCTTCAGCTTGTCTTTGTTTCTCTAAATTGTCAGCATACACTCCAATATCATCAGCAGATTGTTTCAGAGCTTCTGTATCGACAACTAGACTAGGGTCTTCTGGCATTTTCTTATGCTAATAATGTTTCAGTAATCCATTCCCTTAGGACTGCATTACTTATATTCTCTGGGCGGTTCGACCAATGAGTAACGTTATTTATAGCCACATACTCATCAATTATTTGTGGTTCAAATTCAGCTAATGATCTATAATCACTGTCATAAGTATTATATTGCTGAGATGTTTGAGCATTATATCTCAATGTATTCATAGCCAGATCCGTATCAGTAAACATCCAATTTGCATTATCATTTTCTAATGCAACTTGCATAGTTCTAGCAGGACTAGGTCTATATGTTAGTAATCTCTGTTGATTAACTAAAGGTAAATTCTGTTCTTCAGGTAATTCAGATACTTCTTTTGGTAGTAAATCTAATGCTTTTAATCTTCTCCTCATAAGTTGAATAGGAGAAAGTTTAACCCCTGGGAAACTACGATAGTAATTAGGTATGTTTAATTTCTTTCCATTAATATACTTCAGAGCTTCTTGAATATGAGGCTCTTCTCCTAACCAGAATTTATCGCTATCAAGTAATGCAGGATCTAAGGATAAAGCATTCTTTACTGCTTCAAGTTCTTTCAATCTATCCGTAGGTTGAACATCTCCTCCCCACTGAGACCATGATGTATCACCTGGTTTTCCTATATCTAATCCAGCAAGTACTGCTTCTCTACCTGCAGTCATAGCTTGAGCATGATTAGATCCAGTAGCTATTGCACTTGAATAAGCATTATCAAATGCATTAGTTGCATTCTGTTCATAAGCCCTCCATTTAAGAGTCTTATCTTTGTTAGCATCATTCTCTATAGTTTTCTTATTAACAGCACCTTTAATAAAACTATCTCTAGATGTTGCATCTATACCAGAATTAGGTAACTTCTTAATCCACTCAGCTTTCAAATCAGGATCTTCAATACCTACAAGATCAGCTCTTGTAAGTTTCTCACCACGATTAAGTCTACGTTTTAGATCTTCATCTATGGTTTCATCCATGACAGAACCCTTAGTAATTAGATTCTTAAGTCTATCTGGTACTTCTTCATAACTAACACCAAACTCTTCCATGAAGTTTTGTATAAGATCTTGCTTAGCTTTATAACTTATAGGCTCCTTATTGTTTTCAATATCTCTGAATGCATTATCTATAAATAATCCTTGCTTGGCTTCAGCTTCGTCTTCATCTTCCTCTCTTTTAGCATTATCATGATCCCTAACAACTTTTAATAATGCTGCACTTTCTTTAGGCCAGTAATCTCTAGGTGTTACCCAATGAGGATTCTCAGGTGTACTATCATTAGCTAAGAACGGTGTATCTAGCATTTCTTCTACATCACTTCTGTCTAACATATCTGTTTTATAAGCATCACCTACATTTTGATATGCTTCTATCCTAGCTAAGTCTGCTCTTCCATCATGAAATCCTTTATAAAGATTTATAGATTTAACAAAATAATCTGGGTCAGTTTTAAGTTTAATCGCAAGGTCTTTAAATCGACGTTCCTGTAAGCTACTTTTTAAAGCTGCTCCAGCTTCTTTCATGTATGCAACAGTTCTGAGATCCCTTTTCTTTTGTAATTCAGTAAGG